GAAGTGCGGGTTGTGCTCGGGACAGCCCATGTCGTAGAGCAGGAACGACTCGTGGTGGCAGCTGTGCCCGCAGGTGAGTTCGTCGCTCACAGCTTCCCTCGCGATGTCCTCTGCATCTGGACGAGGGGCCAGCGTTCCTTGAACGTCTCCGCGTCCTCGGCCGAATGCTCAACCGCCTTCATGTAGGTCGGGTCGGCTTGACGTGCGGCCTCGTCGCCGTCGTAGCCGGGATGCAAATGTTCGACCACCGATTCGAGGCAGGGCGAGAACACGCCGCGGGCTCGGGCGAGGCCGACGATTTCCTTGTCGACATACCAGTGCTTGTACGCCTCGGGTGCGAGGATGCCGGGGCCTTCGAGGCTCGCGCCGTACTCGTCGACGTAGGCGCGTCGGACGAAGAAGTGGTCGGCGTGCGAACCGTTGGCAACTTTGGGGTTACGGACACCGTTCGGGCTGTCGTTCGTGCCGATGACGTCGAAGTCGGCGGAGAGTTTCCTCGCCTGGTCGAGCCAGCCTTCGTGGAATCGGACATCGTCACCGATGCAAAGCACCCACGGCTGCTCGGTGAAAGCGAAGCCGTAGTTCCATTTCTCGGCACAAGAGGACCGTGGTGCGGTGAGACGACCCACCGCGCCGTCATGCTTCGGAATGGCAGCCAGCGCGTCCTCGTCGCCCTCGTCGATTATGAACACGAGCTTCGCTTGACCCGGATCGGTGTTCGCCTTGAAAGAGTCGATGAGCGGACCAATGTTCTTGGTGCGCTTGTAGATGGGGCAAAGGACCGCGACCGCGTGTTCGTCGGGCATCGCTTCGCGCTCGAGCGGGAGCTTGTCGGGGCCGTGTTCGAGTTCGGCGAGGAACGGCTTCCAGTACGTCTCGTATACGACTGCCGTGTCGTAGGTCTTGGCGAACGCGATGCACGCATCGGCCATCGTTGCCCGGTCGGCCTTGTAGGACTCCTCGAGCAAGTCGGTCAGATGTAAGACGTTCGGGGTCATGAACCAGCCGTGATGGGGCGGATCCCAATCCAACTGGCCCGAAACGAGCCAGCCGCAGCCGTCGGTGACGAGCTCGGCTTGGGCGGAGAAGTTCGTCGCGATCACCGGAGTTCCGCACGCCATAGATTCGATAATCGGAACGCAGAATCCTTCCCCGTGCGAGGGTGCGAGGAGTACGTCGAACGACGAATACGTCGCGGCCATCATCTCGTCGGTGTAGGTGAGGAAATACCCGTACTGGTAGTCCGCGCTCCCGCCCGCCCACTTCACCTTGTGTTCGGGAATCCCACAATGGATGGCGAGCTCGACGAGCTGGATACCTTCCGCCGCACCCTTGTTCTCGGTATGGACGTACAGGTAGGCGTCGGGATGTTCCCGCTCGAACAGCGAGAACGCCGAGAACGCCTCGCAGAACCCCTTACGGTCCTTCGCCCACCCTTTGTTCATCGCGACCATCCCGACGAGGAACGCGTCCTCCGGAACGTCGTGGATATGGCGGGCGGTCGTGTCGTCCTTGACGAACTCGGTCGGCTTGTAGACCTTCGTGTTCACCGACAGCGGAATGTAGACCGGGTCGAGATTCCGCCGGCGCAACATCTCCTCACCGAAGCGCGACATCGCAATCGGGACTGCGTTCGTCCGTTCGAAGAAGTCGACTATCGACGGTGCCGCACCGACCGCAGTGAAGTGGTCGACGGGACACCACGCGGCAACGTTCATGTCCGCGAGGATCGGGTTCTGGATGGCCCACACGTCCATGAGCGTGACAATCCAGCCGGGCTCTTTGCCGAACCAGTGCGCGGCGTGCATGTGCAGCCGGTCGTTGCCGTAGGTGTCGTAACCGCGGCCGTAGATGCGGAACCCTTCCCAGTTCGTCACCCCACCCTCGAATCCGTGGGTGGAGGACACGGCCGGGTCGTGACCGTCCTCGCGCAAGCATTCGAGCAGGAGTGCAATCTGGACGCCGTAGCCCGTCTTCGCTGTCGGCGCGTTGCCGTGGATGAGGAACTTCACGACCGCAACTCCAACTCCGCGCGGCCGGCGTCAATCTTGTTGACGAGCCGTGCATCGTTGATAACGGCGGCGAGACGCTTACCGAGCTCCTTCATGCGGTCGTCGTATTCGGCAGTGTGAACGAGTCCGCGCTCGCATTCGTCGTTCCAAGTGATGTATGCGCGCCAAGCGTCGACCGGGATGTGCTCGTCGAAGAACCACCTAACCGGGTTCACGATGCGTCCCCGCGCGTCTCGTACTCGCCGCGGACTGGGTCTTGGCGCGCGAACGCGGGGCCGGCGTGCCGTTCACACCGTTTCGTTTCGACATCCGCGCGCCCGCCGCAGATGTCGCAGAACGCGTAAACGGTGTCGCCCTTGTCGCCGGTCGCGAAGTTCGTCACTTCCACCGTGTCTTGCTGCGCGCGCTTCTTGCGTTTGAACATAGAAGGTGTCTCCCTAGCCGGGTTTTGCGGACGGGTCCTAGCCAGTTAGCGGAAGGAGAACGGACGCGCGGCCACGCCCGCTCTCCCCCCGTTGTCCTCCGGCTAGGGAGGATTACGACTTACGCCACTCGACGAGCAGCTTGGTTCCCTTGGCGAGATTGCATCGCTTACACGACGGCAAGAGATTGCCTATCGAGTGCTGCCCGCCTCGGGTGACCGGTATGACGTGCTCACGCTGCAACGGTCGACGTTCACCGCAGTAGGCGCAACAGTTGTCGTACCGCTGACAGAGCCGCCGCCAGTCGCGTTCGCTGACCTTGTAGGCGGCGAGGTTCTTCTGACGAGCTCGTCGCACTTCGCCATTGCGGGAGGCGTTCGCTTTGGCTTGCGCTGCGTTGAGCCCATACCATGCGGCGAACCGTGTACGCCGTGAGGTGTCGCAGACGTCGCAACGACAGCCGCAGGAATAGCCCTCGGTACCATGCTTGAACGTCTTATTAGCGATTCGCCGAGCGCGGTATACGACGTTGTAGTCAGTGCGCCATTGCTTGCACGCCGCGCAACGACAGCGGTGGTACTGATAGCCCTGAGCCGTACCGTGCTGCCAGTCGGTCTTGCGTGGGCGACCGGTACTGCCGATCTGCTTCAGCTTTCCGACAGGGCCGGGATCGCCGGACTTCTTGACGCGCATCCAGTGCATGGCGCAATAGCCACGCGTATGCATCGGCTTGTCGCACTGCACGCCGTCAACGACGACAGAGCACGTTGTCGTCATCAGTCGATGTCGGGTTCTTGGTCGTCGAACCAGCGGCCGAACGTCTCGACCGGGTAGACGATGAACGCAACATCAGCCGGCGTCATGTTGAGCTCGGCGGCGATTGTCTTCACCGGAGAAGCGCACTCGTCGAGACGGTTCCAGCAGTCCCAGATGGCCTTCTCGGTCGCCGTTAGATTGGGCATTGTCGCTACCTCTCACGAAGGTGGTGGCCAGAGCCGGGGCCGTTTACGCGGCGCCCGGCTCACTCATTATCGCAGGGAGGTGGGACAGTTTCCCGCCCCACCTCCCGAATCGGACAAACCCTACGCGACCGACATCTTCAGGATGTTGAGGGCCTTAGTGTCGATAAGGTTCGAATCGGTCCGAAGTATGCCCCTGAAGGCAACCTGGTTGAGATTAAAGTACAAATCGTTCGAACGTTCCAAACGGAGCGTTCCGACATCTCGGACATAAAAGGCGCTCCAGTCCCCATATACCGCGATCTTCGCGTTACTGGCGATGGAGGCAACGTTCGGGTCGGACAGGATCGGCTCGCCGAGGAAGCGGTCCGGGTCGCCGGGGATCATTCCGACGGTCGGTGACGGCTGCCACAGGTACTGGCCGATCGTGCCGCCGGCACCGTCACGGGCCTTGCGGAGTTGCGCGGCGGTGAGCTGGTTCACGAGGAACGCAGCACCGTTCTGCCGGTAGCCGTCCGCGATCGAGTATTGCAGGTCGATGAACGGGTCGACTGGTCCGGTCGGGAAGATGGTCGTGCCGCCGGTTGCGACCGTTCCACCCGCGCCGACAGGTGCGGCGGTGACGACGCCGGTCGGCGTTGACGACCCGGAGCCGGTCACATACTTCGTGCCGGTCACCTGGCCGAGCGCGCGGCCGATCTGCTCGCCGACGAACCCGATGACGTCGACGCCCGAGTCCTCGAGCATGTCGGCCGACACGGCGCAGAGCTCACCGAAGTCGTACGAGTTGAGGATCATCGAGCCGAGGACCGGGTCGGTTCCGCTCACCGCGGTCGACTGGGTCGCGATTTGCGTACCAATCGAGTGCGTTGCGACACGCGGGAACGACATGGGGCCGCCGCCGGCGGTCGTGATGATGCGGGCGAGCCGACGTACGGACACCGACTGCGTCATGTAGGCGTAGATGGTGTTCGCGACGAGGGACGGGACCGTCAGGGAGCCGCCGGACGAAGCGTCGTCGGTTGCGACGACACGCAGTTCGGAGAACGGCATCCCCATCCGCTTGGCTTTGAAGTACGCGGCAGGCACGGAGAGGTCGAGGTCGAGAGCGTCGATCTGACGCAACGACGACTGCAACGAGTCTCCAGCGCGGGCGGGAGGCCGGAACATCGAACGGATGTCGTCGGCGAGTTGCTTGTCCGACTTGTTCATCTGCTCGCGCTCGGACGGCGTTGCCACCCGGCGGAGCTCTTCGTTGACGGCCTGCACCTCTTCGCGCGCCGCGTCGGACGAGAGCAACGCGTCACGAGTCTGCTCGAGCCGGTTGACTTCGTCTTCGGTGCGCTTGTAGGAGGCCAGTTCTTCGGCTGTCGCGGCGCGCTTCTCAGAGATTGCTCGTTCGAGAATCTCGCGGCCCGCTTCGACAGCGCGAATCCGTTGGGCATTCATTTCCTTGACTTGATCGTGAACGGTAGCCATCGGGCAACCCTTTCGATTGTTTGCGGTTGGGGTTGCGAGGTGGTGGCATCCGGGTAGTGACCCGTTATCGGGTTCTGGGCCGGGGCTCCGAGCTCGACTTATGCGCTGTGGCGCAACTCGTGGAGTTGCAGCATCAGCACCATTTCTTGTGGCGCTTCGGGCGCCAGGTCATCGAGACCTTGCGCGAACGAGCGGACCATCGCACGCTGTTCGTCGGTAAGAGCTTTGCCGGCGCGCAGTTCGGCGAGCGCGCGGTCCAGGTCGCGGAACCCACCCGACGTCGCCGGGTTGGCGCCGTAGTTCACCGCGCTCACGTCGCCTTTGTTGAGGTTCACCTCGAGGACTCGCCGATGCGTACCGGTCGCGGGCGAGTCCGGCTGGCCGTCGTCGTCGGTCCATTCGTCCGCCACGACGCGGAACGCGAAGGACATCTCGTCGATGTCGCCGCGGTCGACCGCGGAGCGGAGGTCGTTGACCGAGTTGGACGACGGGTCGAGCTCGGCGAGCGTACGCAGGCCGGTCGAGTCCTCATCGAGAGTCAGCGTCCCGGACTTGGTGCGCGCGAGCGTCAAGCCTTCGTGGTTGACGAGGAACGCGACATCCGCGTTGTTCAACAGGGTCCGTTTGAACGCGCCCCGCGCCATCGTCTCCACCCAGCCGAACGGCGGGCCGCCGTAGACCTTGTATTCGTTCTCGGTGACGGCAGCGTGACCGAAATAGGTGAGTGTCTGACCGTCCTTCGACGCGCGGATTTCGGGACGGTCGACCTTGACGAGACGTTCCTCGTCGGCCACGTCTGCCTGTTCGGCCCAGGTGACGTTCCGATAGGCGCGCGACTGCTCGAGCGTCAACAGTTCGATACGGTTCATTTCGTGGCTCCTACCGGCGTCTTGCCGTTCGGTGCAGGCGCGCCAAATGCCGCTGGCGGTG